TCATAGAAGGTGAATGCAGAAGAGTCGTCCGCGTCGAAAACAAGGGTCAGCGTCTTGCCATCGAGTTCGATACGCCCGTTGGTCGTGGACATTTCCCACAGTACAGGCGCGCCAATGTCAGCGCGAATCTGCAACAGGGCCGAGCAGCCGGTGTAGTCCTCGTCATGGAAGTCCGTAGGCGGTACAGGAGCGCCGGTGCAGGCGTCCACGTAGCCGCTGCATGCGTCACCTTTGATGGCGTAGGGTACGTACTGACGCGACAGCGGGATGCGCTGGGTCGTGCCTTGCAGAATCGTCAACTTGCGTTTGATGGGCAGCGGCATGGCACCTCACCAGGAAAACTGCGTCACGCCGTTCGGCTTGCGCGCCCTGCCCTGCTCCCGTGCAGCGCGGGCGCACTCGTCGGCGAAGAGTTGTCGGAAATACTCCGCTTTGGTCCGGTCCATGGTCTCGACGTCGGGCCGCGAATAGGCCCTGAAGAGCGCACCGTACATCAAGGCGGAGGCGTGCATGTCGTCCACCTCAGTCTCGTCGCCGGGCGCCTCGATGGCGTTCAGCGGCAGACGGAACACGTCGAGACGGAGGACCACATTCGTCGCCGGTGTAGGGGCGAGCAACGCTTTGCCGCCACCCAAGCCCAGGACCAGAGTGCGCGGAGTCCCGGACGTCGCTGCGTTGTTCTGCCGCGCCTCCTCCACGGACGTGATGTCCAGGGGCAAGGCGTGCCCTGCAAGGCGCGCGGCACGCACCTTGCGGATCTTCGGGTCCAGCTTGACCATGGCTGTGCCGGCCGGCACGGCCACGCTGCAGACGGGGGACGCACTGTCCTCGATACCCTCGGTGCGACGGCAGAAATCCGTCTGTGCCTCGTCGAGATACCGCAGGATCAGCGCGTCAGACCAGAGATAGGGCTGCGCTTCGTCGACGGTCTCTTCTCGGAACCGCTTGATGAAGGTGGCCCCATCCATGGTTAGGTCCCTACGGAGGCGACGACCTCATTCCACAGGGCGAGGCGCTCCTTGGCGTCGGCGGGCTTGGCCCCGCCGGTGAGGTTCTCGATGGCGCGCACCTTCGGGGTGCCGGCGGCATCGAAGTCGTCAGCGCTGTTGCGTTCGGCGATCTGCTTCATCGCGTCCTTGATGGCCTCGATACGGGCGGAGTCGTCGGGGCGCAGGTCGGGCTTGAGGCCGTCTGCGTCGCCCTCGGGCTCCAGCCCCTGCGCCAGCGCTTCCTGGCGCAGGGCGGGCGGCACGTACAGGGTGTCGCCCTTGTTGAAAGGGATGGCGTGACCCATGCCAGCCAGGGTGATCTTGCGGTGAGCGGTGAACTTCATGCTGTGCTCCTGCCCCCCGCCCACCCGGCGAGCCGGCGGGCGGGCGGGGTTGGGGGTTGGTTAGGGCTGGGCCTCGTTCGCGCGGCCGCCGATGACGTAGTGGACCTGCAGGCGCAGGCTGCCCACCGTCACGGCGTCGGCAAACACCGGGGTCACGGTGATCGGCGAGCCGTTGCTCACGTAGCCGGTCGGCACCAGGGCGGTGTAGCCGGTGGCGGCGACGTTTACGTCGTTCTTGTAGCGGTTGGCGCTGCCGGCGTCGCCGACGTCCAGAACGGCCGTGGCGGCATCGAAGGCGGTGTCAACCACCACCGCGCCACCGACCACCACCGCGCCCGTGGGCAAGGTGATGGCCTTGACGGCGACGCCGGACTCGTTCATCTCGGCGGCGGTGATGACCTGCTCAGCCACCAGGGGATACTGGCGGCCAGGGTTCAGCGGGAGGGGTGCGTTGGCCATGTGGCTCTCCTATTCAGGTGAGGCCCCAGCTGCCGCCGGGGCCGGGTTCTGGTTACTGGGCCACGTAGCAAGACAGCATGCCGTGGTTCTCCACGGAGCCGGTCACCGGGCTCATGAACTGCGGGTTCAGGAAGCCGGAGATCTTGCCCACGGCGATACCCTGGGAGTTGCTGTAGTCGTAGCCCTCTTCGTCCCAGTAGGGGTCGCCGATGTCAGCGAAACCCATGGCCTGCGCGCCGCAGAACAGGATCTGGCAGCCGTCGATGTCGCCCGAGCTGCCCCACTTGCTGTGCAGAGCGCCGCCCTTGGGGATCAGCACCGCGCCGGACGCACCGGAGGTGTTGAACACGTGCTCGTACTCGTGGATGAAGAGGTTGTCGATCTTCACCGAGTTGCCCGTGAACAGCGGGTTGTTGCCGCCCTTTTCCTGGGCGTGGCGCAGGTTCAGCTGGTAGGTGGGGTCCAGCTTCAGCTTGGCCATAGCCAGCGGCGAGAGGAATGCGTGGTACGTTTCCTCGCCGTTGATATTGACGCCACGGATCTTGTGGGTCTTGGCATAGGCTTTGAGCTGGATGAACATCTCCCAGCAGGGGGTGTCCACTGCTGCCACGCTGGTCGTCGCAGCGTTGGAGTCCAGCGTCGCGGCGGTGATGGAGCCCGCACCACGGTTCCAGCGCAGACGGCGGTTGGCCGTGATGGTCTTCACGTCGGCGGCGTATTCCAGGTTCACGAAGTCGGAGCCCACACGCGGCGCGCCGTTGTTGTGCACCGAGAAGGGCACGCCAGCCAGCGCCAGGAAAGCGAGCTGGTCGTGGCGGTCCGCCTGCCAGTACGACAGCAGGTCCTTGGCGTTCTTGCGGAACTCCACAACGGACTTCTGGTCTGCCATGCGGCCCAGGTGGCGGGTACCGTGGCGCAGCTGGTCGATGCGGATGACCTGGTCAAAGGTCTGCATCGCTTCTTCGTTGCCTTCCAGCTGGCGGTCGCCGGCAACGCCGTCGCCGACCAGGTCAGCCAGCAGCGTGATCACGGCGCGGGAGCCCTTCTGGTCCTTCTTCAGCTGCGTGATGCGCTGGATCAGGGAATTGGGGCCGTCACCCATGAAGCGGGTGAGGTACGAGTGGTTGCGCGCTTGCTTCCAGGTATCGCGCTGCCAGAGGGTCAGCTGCTCCTGAGTCAAGGCGCCGAAGTTGGTCAGTGCCATGGGGCCATCCTTTTTCGGTCGTTGAAAGTTACACGATTGCGGGGTTCGCCGAAATCTCGCCTTCGACTTGCGAATTAGGAGCACTCTCGCTGCCCCAAGCATCGGATTCGCCCTGGCGGGCGTGGCGCGCGGAGCGCCTGTGGTGCGTAGTGTAATCGACAAAAGATAAACGGCGCAAGAAGCGCCGTTTACCCTCTGCGCGGCCCTCGGTCAGAGGGTGTCGCCGCGCAGCCTCGCCAGATCCTTCTCGCTGAGCTTGGCGAACTCCTCCTCGCCCATCTCCAGGACCGCCTTGGCCGTCAGGGCGCCGCCGGCGGCGTCGTTGCCGGCCCCGACACGGTGCGTGGGCGGGGGCGTACGTTTTGCGGCGTCCAGGTTGCGCTTGACGGCCTCGCCGCGGCGCTTGGAGGCCAGCTCCTCCGCGACATCAGCCTCGTCCACACGCGGGGTGGCGGCGGTCGCGCGCTTCTGCGCGCTGGTGTCGGCCCCCATCACGCGCTGAACGGCGCGCTGCAGGGCCTTGGTGGGGCTCAGACCGCGCTGGCGCCCAGCCGTCATGAGGTCCACGACGTCCTGGTAGACGTCCTCGTCGTACTCGGCCGACTCCGGGTTGAGCGCCGGGTAAGCCTCCTCAATGCGGTCCAGAGCCTCGTCGTAGCGGACCTTCTCGACAGCACGGGCCATGACCTCAGCGTCGCGCTGCTCCGCCGCCACGGCATTGAGCTCGGCGTTCTTGCGGCGGATCTGGGTCATCATCTGCGAGGCGGCCTTGGTGTCGCCCTCGGCCAGGAGATCGTTGTACTTCACCTCCATCTCGACCAGGTCGTTCTCGATCTTCTCGAGCGTGTCGTTGACCCGGGCCACGGTCTGGCCGGCGCGGCTCTGGGCCAGCTCAGCCTCCAGCTGCTCGCGGCGCGCGCGTTCCTTCTTCAGGAGCTTCTCGTGCCGCGCGAGGGGGATGGCACCGCCCTTACCAGTCTTGGGGGTACCGGTGTTTTTCTTGTCCTCCGCGGCGGGTTCGTCGGTGGGGTCCTCGACGGCTTCGCGGAGGTCTTCCCCGTCACCGTCGGCGGCTTTTTTGCCCTCATCTTCGCCCGCCTCGCCCTCGGCGTCAGCCGCATCTGCCGGCGTGGTGCCGGTACCAGCGGCGGCTGCATCGTCGCCCGTAGGAACGAAATCGTCGCCATAGTCGGCACCTCCAGGCAGGTCATCGCCCTCACCGTCGGTGGGGGCTTGGTAGCGCTTCATCAGCGCGCGCAAAAGTAGGCTCATTGGCGTAGTCCTTTGGTTGGTTGACGGGTCTGGGGTTTCTGCGCTGCAGTCGCGGCCTGCAGGCGCAGCTGATCGGCCTGTGCCTGGCGTTCGGCGTAGGCCTGTGCCGCGCGCAGGCTCATATCATCCTCGTGGCGGCGGCGCTCTTCACCGAGCTTCATGTAGTCCATCTGCCGCCTGTGCTCGAACTCTGCCTGCTTCAGACTGATCTCGCTGTCGGTCTTGGCCGCGTCGAGCTGCAGGCGGGCGTGGTCTGTCGCCGCGGAGGCAGCAGTATCGCCTCCACCCTCGCCGCCCGCAGCCATGATCTGCGTCTTGACCGCCACCTCACCTGTGCGGGCCTGGGACAGGCCGGCGTCGGCAGCGGTTTTTGCGGCCTTGGCCTCCTCCTGCTGAGTCTGGGCCTCCTCCAGGCGGCGCTGGCGCTCGGCGGCTTCCTGCGCCTCTGGGCTGCTCTGGTCGCCCAGGATGCGCTGGATGATGAGCTTCTTGTCGCGCATACGGCTGGCATCGATGAGGATGTCGTCCGGAATCGGAATGCCCAGCTCGCGCAGTGCCACTGCCTGCTCGAACTCGCTGTCTTCGAGGGTCTCGCGGTGCGGCACGCTGGTGATGACCACGTCGTACTCGCCGATGGTGAGGTCGTTGAGGATCTCGCCCTCGGGGGTGGGCTGGTTGATGGCCACCTCCTCGCTCTCCGCCATGGGCGAGCCGTCGGTGATCGTCAGAATGCGCGGCTCGGTGTAGAACGTCTGGACCAGGTCCAGGATGTTGCGCGCCAGGTAGAAGTCGCTACGGGTGAGGTTGTCCAGAGGCTTGGACAGCGTGGAAGTGGTGCCGGCCTGGCGCTTCTTCTCGATGGCCCGCGCGGCGACGTCCTCCCGGTCGAAGCCCTGCATGGAGTCGTTGACGCCTGAGACGCTCTTGATGTGCTCCTCGGCCTTGAAGGTCACACGATCCAGGCCCGTCGGGACCTGGTTGGGGGTGATCTTGTCCACCCCATCCATGTCGTTGACCTCCAGCACCAGGCCGGTCTGGGCGCCCTTCTGCTCCAGCTCCTCGACGGTCATGTTGGTGAGTGCACCGGCCTTGACCTTCCAGCCGCTGTTGGCCGTGGTGTTGATGACGTGCAGTTCCTGGCTGGTGGCCTTGTTCAGCAGCTCCTGCGGGCCCAGCAGGTCCTCGACCATGCCGGCGGTCTGACCGTGCATGAAGTAGGGGAAGTACGGCACCACCGTGAGCTGGTTGTAGGGGCTCCACTCGTCCTTGAGCACGACGTCGTCCGCCGTCACGGTCCAGCGGATCGCCCGCACGAGCTGCTCCATGACCTCCAGTCCGGCAGCTTCACGCACCGCGGCGATACGGTCGCGGGTCCAGTCGTCCGGGATGCGCCGCATGTCGCCGGTAGCGGGGTTGACAAAGCTGCGCACCTTGCGCAGCTTGCGGTACTGACGGTCGATGGTGCGCACCGCACGCACAACGTGGGTATCGGTGTCCTGACTGTCCGACGGCCAGGCGGTAACGCGGTCCTTACCGGCGAACGTATCGCGCGCAGTGATGTTGGCGATGGAGTCGTAGCCGTACTCGAAGACGCTGTGGTCGCGGTCGCGCAGGATGTCTGCGTCGGCCCGCCCGTAGAGCACCTCGATGTCGTCCGGGGTGGTCCACCCGGTGACGAAGACCTCATTCCATTTCGACGGGTCGTAGGCGCTGGCGTCCGGATCCAGGAGCACATTGTTGGGGTTCAGCTGCTCGATGACCACCTCCCCCATCAGGGAGTCGGTGAAGTCGATGCGCACGTCATAGAAGCCGCGGCCGCTGACCATACCGTCTGCAAAAACATCCGTGCGCAGCCAGGCGAGCTGGTTGTTGTCGGAAATCTGCTTGAAGACTTTGGTCAGTACAGTGGCCAGGTCGGAGTTGCGTCCGCCGCCGCGAGGGCGGAAGCTGATTTCGCTGCGGTTGGCGATCTGCTCGCCCAGCACCGTGGAAACCGTGGTCTTGATCTTGTTGATGGTCAGCGCGGGCCTGCGAAAGCGCTGCAACGCCGCGATGTCCGTGTCCTTCCATTGCTTACCGAAGAAAAATTCCCGACAAGCGTGGGACTTCTCGACGAAATCCCCGTGCCCGTTATCTCGGGCCCTCACGTAGCGGCTGTACTGCTCTTTGGCGACGGCGCTATTGACTGGCATTTTCTTCCCTCCGGCGTGTGCCAAACAGATCTTGTTCGTATGCGGCCTCGCCCATCTGGGCGACGCTCTCCGCTGCCCCGGCCTTGAACGTGGCCCCCATCACTGGGTTGGTCAGTGCGAGGCCATGCTGCTGGGGCACCGCCGAAACTGCCTGCCTCAGTGACGGAGCGGCGTGGCCCACTCGGAAGCTCCGCCCCGCCACCGGGATTGCCGAGAGTGCGGCACGGGCCATGCCCTGCGAATCGTTGTCCCTCGCCGCCTCGACATAGTCCATACCAGCTGCAGCGATGCCGAGCGGGGGCAGCGCGGCCTGCGCCACCTCATAGGGGAGCGGGTAGTTCTGCCTGAGGGACTGATGCCCCGCCATGACGTCCCGGGCGATCGGGGCGAACACCGCGTCACGCAGGCCAGATCCCATCTGCCGCCAGAAGGCGCCGGACAGGGGTGATTGGGTCAGCGGTCCTGGCATGGGGGCCTCACTTCAGGAAACGGAGTTTGTAGATGGTCTGAGCGGTCAGCGCGACGGCCTCGTCCAGGATGTTCTCCGGCGCGGTCTGCCCGGACGTACCGGCTGTACTGCTCCCTGGCGACGGCGGTGTTGACTGGCATACGGTGTCCTCTTGAATTACGCCGCCATGTGGGTGCCCTCGCTGACACCCCCCAGGCGGTCCTTCCAAGACTTCAAAGGGCGCGACTGCTGCTTCCTGGGCGGCTGCCGGCCGGCAACCATGATGGCGTTCCACGCAGCCGAGTCCACTTGGTCATCGTGAACCCCGCTCGGAAAGCGCAGCATTTCAGTGCGCATCGAGTCGTACCAATCCGCCTCGTCGGAGAAGCTCACCAACCCCTGCTGCATCCGTCCCTGCAGAGTCCGCGCCCGCGCCTGCTTGTCGGTGATGGGCTTGAGCAACTGCATGGCTGGATACACGCGCTGGCGCGCCATCTCCCGCTTCAGCGGGCCAGAGAGCGCGCGGTAGATCTGCCCGTCCTCCAGGCCCAGCTGGATGGACGGATTATGCCATTTCTTGCAAAGAGAAACGATGGCTTTGCAGATGAAGTCCGCGTCGGCGGACTTGAACCGAACCCGATCCGCAAAGTGCAGCATGTCGTCGCTGTCGAGCAGCGTCACCGTCCCGACGGTGTAGTCGTTCTGCTGCTTCTCGCTGATGGCGAAGTCGAACGCCACGGAGACGTAGCAGTCCTCCTTGCGCGGCAGCCTGGCGCGCCGGAACATGTCCTTGGTGAAGTACACGCCCTCATCGGGCACCGGATTCTGCTGATACAGCGCGCTCCACCACTGCGTGGGCAGCGTCTTCCTGATCTGGTTGAGCCGGCGCAGACCGTAGCGCGCCGGGTGCAGGGCTTCACCTTTCGCCCGCAGGTAGCGCATGTGGGCGGTGGGCAGGCCCTGGGCTTCCGCGCGAGCGACGGCGCGCAGGCGCGCGGCTGCGGCGCACCCCTCATCCTCCTCGTCCGCCAGCGTGGCCGGTGCCTCGGTGTGCTCCACGCGCACGATCTCGTCCGTCGCAGGGTCGAACCACTCGTCGCTCTCGGCGATGGCCGGGTACTTGATCACCTCGAAGCTGTCTGCGTCGTCGTCGACCTTCATGGCGTTCTGCAGCTTGCCGGCCAGGTCGTCGTCGTGCCAGCAGGTCTGAATCACCAGCACCCCACCGCCTGGAGCCAGACGGGTGTATGCCGTGGAGGTGTACCACTCCCAGAGCTTTTCACGCAGGTCCGCGCTGGCGGCCTCCTCTGCGTTCTTGACCGGGTCGTCGAT